GCGCCAACCGCTGGATCGCTGCTGGCACGCATACCAAGCTGTACGTCATGAATGAGGCTGGCACGCTCAAGGAGATCACGCCATCTGGCTTCACAGCAGGCGTGGCCAACTCCACCACACTGACAGGCTACGGCGCCAACGTCTATGGCTCTTTTGCCTATGGCGTGGCACGGCCTGACACTGGCCAGCCCATCCCTGCCACCACCTGGAGCCTGGACAATTGGGGCGAGTACTTGGTGGCCTGCTCTAATGCCGATGGCAAACTGTACGAGTGGCAGCTTGGCTTTTCCTCGCCTACGCTGGCCGCAGCCATTGCCAACGCACCAACGAACAACGAAGCCTTGCTGGTCACGCAAGAGCGCATCTTGTTTGCGCTCGGTGCTGGTGGCAACCCTCGTAAGGTGCAGTGGTGCGACCAGGAGAACAACACCCTTTGGACGCCTGCCACCGATAACTTGGCTGGTGACTACGAACTGGCCACGCCTGGGTCACTGCTGGCTGGCAAGCGCGTCAAGGGTGTGAACCTGCTGTTTACCGATGTGGATGTGCACACAGCGCAGTATGTTGGTGCGCCATTCGTCTATGGGTTTGAGAAGGCTGGCTCGGGCTGTGGCCTGATCTCGGCTCAGTCAGTGGCTGCCATTGACACTGCGGCCATATGGATGAGCAAGGCAGGCTTTTGGATTTATGACGGTTACGTCAAGCCACTGCCAAGTGATGTCAGCGATTTTGTTTTTAAAGACATCAACCTGGCCCAGGCTTCCAAGATTTACTGTGTCCACAACAGTAAGTTTGGTGAAATCTGGTGGTATTACCCAAGCGGCGGCAGCAACGAGAACGACAGCTATGTGACGTTCAACTACCGTGAGAACCACTGGAACATTGGATCTCTGTCACGCACGGCTGGCACGGATTCTGGTGTGTTTACATATCCGCTGATGGTGTCCAGTGATGGCTACATCTACGAGCATGAGGTTGGCTTTGCCTATGACGGTGCGTCTGTTTACGCTGAGTCTGGTCCAGTGCAGCTTGGCAATGGCGACAACGTGATGGCTGTGCGCCAGGTCGTGCCGGATGAGTCAAACCTGGGCGATGCCGTGGTGTCGTTTAAATCCAGGCTATACCCCACAGGAGCGCAAACCTCATTTGGCCCGTATTCGGCAGCCAACCCCACCAGCGTGCGATTTTCTGGCAGGCAGATCAACATGAAGGTGACAGGCGACACCCTGGCCGATTGGCGGGTTGGCGTGATGCGCCTTGACGCTGTGCCAATGGGCAAGCGATGAACGACTTGGAGCATCTGGAGCGACTGCGCCACCATGTGGAGGCGGCATTAGAATACTCTGGAGGCACACACCATTTCGATGATGTCATTGAGATGGTCAAACAGAAAAAGTTGCAGGTATGGCCTGCTGTCAATTCTGTGGTGCTCACTGAGATCATTGTCTATCCCAGGCTCAAGAATTTGCATTACTTCTTGGCTGGTGGCGACCTCGATGAACTCTCACGGATGCGACCGATGATCGAGTCCTGGGGCAAATCGATTGGATGCACCAGGGTGTCATTGGCAGGCCGAAGGGGCTGGGCCAAGACATTTTTGAAGGATGAGGGGTACAGCCCACAGTGGACTGTACTTGCGAAGGCACTTTAGGAGATAGATGATGGCGACAGAACAGCAAATTTTGGCATTCTTGCAGACACCAGGTTTAACCGATGCGCAGATCGCCACCGAGTTGAACCGCATTGGTGCAACAGCGCAGCAGGTGTCAAACGTCACAGGCTTGCCAGTGGCAGAGGTGCAGCAGCGTATTGGTGCTGTGGTGGAAAGCCAATTGCTGAATGTGCTGCAAACGCCAAACCTGACTGATGCTCAAATCGTCAAGGAAATTAAAAACCTTGGTGCAACACCACAGCAGGTGTCGAACGTCACTGGCGTGCCAGTGGCTGAGGTGCAAGGCCGAATCAATCAAGTGGTTGAAACCCAGGTTTTGAATGCACTGCAAACGCCTGGCCTGACTGACGCGCAAATTGTTGCAGCCATCAACAGCATTGGGGCAACAGCACAAAACGTGTCCAACGTTACTGGCGTGCCAGTTGATCAAGTTCAACAGCGCATTACCGCTGCTGCGCCTGTTGTTGTTCCACCTCCAGCGGTGACTGCACCTCCAGCGGTGACTGCACCTCCAGCATCATCTGCTGTTACTGGTCTTTTGGATTACCTCCAGACGCCAAACCTTACCGACAGAGAAATTGCAAGTGAGGTAAATCGTTTGGGGGTCACTGCTCAAGAGGTTTCGCAGCTTACTGGTGTTCCAGTTGAGCAGGTTCAGCAACGCATTACCGCTGCTGCGCCTGTTGTTGTTCCACCTCCAGTGGTGACTGCACCTCCAGCGGTTACTGCACCTCCAGTGGTGACTGCACCTCCAGTGGTGACTGCACCTCCAGTGGTGACTGCACCTCCAGTGGTGACTGCACCTCCAGTGGTGACTGCACCTCCAGTGGTGACTGCACCTCCAGCGGTGACTGCACCCGCACCAAATCGTCCAACATTTGGCACGGCAGGTGAAACGCAGTTATATAACTTTTTGCAAACGCCTGGTCTGACTGATGCACAAATTGCTGCTGAAATGTCGCGGCTAAATGTTAGTCCAGCGCAAGTTTCATCTATGACGGGCGTGCCACTTGATCAAGTTCAAAGTCGGTTCACGGTGAGAACGCCTAACGTGGTCAACACCCAAAACAATCAGGCAGATTTCACAAGATTTTTGCAAACCCCTGGTTTGACTGATGCGCAGATATTGGCTGAGATGAACCGATTGGGCATCAGCACCAACCAAGTTTCAAACATCACAGGTGTGCCAACAAATCAGGTACAAAACCGCGTCAGCAATTTGCTGCCATTTTCAAACGCAACGCAAGGTTTCCAGCAAAACTTTCAAAACTACACATCAATTCCAATTGGTGCACAGTACAACCCTGGTGTTGTTGGTGGGACTGGTTCGCCCTACAGCCAAATCATGAGCCAGATGGCTCCTGTTGGGAATCCTTATGCCATGGCACGAAGCGGTTTGTCCATGGGCGGCTATGACCCCAACATCTACGACCAAAACCTGCTGTCAAATTTTGTCAAAGAGCGTGCAGACAAGGCCGCAGCAGATCAAGCAGCAGCCACAGCGCAGCAAACTGCGATGGATTACGGCGGCTTTAAAGGTGGTCTGATCACCAAGGTCATGGGGCCAAACCCATCAACACCAGACGATGGCACGATGTTTGTCCAGAAAGGCGAATACATCGTGAAGAAAGATGCCGTGAATAAATACGGCAAGAGTTTGCTGGACATGATCAATGATGGCAAGATTCCAGCCAGCAAGATGAAATCACTTTTGGGTTAAGGGGAACAAAATGTCAAAAGGCGGCGCACCAGATGTATCTACCAATGCGGTAGATCCAGACATCAAACAGGCATTCCTTGCCAACTTCCAGAACGCCCAAAGTGTTGCAGGCGCATTGCCTGTTCAGCAGTTTGCTGGCTTCAACCCGATGTATCAGGCTGGCGAGGAGGCTTTGGTCAACACTGCCTTGGCTGGCCCTGGCATCACTGGCACTGACCTTGCAGCCCAAATGGCTGCATATGGCGGCGTGTACCAGCCAGCCATGCAGACAGCCAACTTGGCCAACCTTAGCCTTGGTCAAGGTCCAGGGACAATTGGCTCATACATGAACCCATTCACCAGCCAGGTGCGTGCCAACGCCTTGGCTGATTTGGAGTCAGCACGCCGAGCAGCCATCCAGCAAACTGGCGAGCGTGCAACGCAGGCGCGTGCCTTTGGTGGCTCACGCCAAGGTGTCGCAGAGGCTTTGACAAACGCAGGGTTTGCACGCCAGGCTGGCACTCTCGGCACGACATTGAACGAGCAAGCATTCAACCAGGCTGTGCAAATGCAGGCCGCTGATTTGGCACGGCAGCAGCAAGTGCAAGCGGCCAACCAGGCGGCAGGCTTGCAGGGCGCTCAATTGCGTTTGGCTGGTGCAGGTCAACTCGGCAGCTTGGCCGCACAGCAGCAGGCTTTGCGCCTTGGCGGTGCACAGGCTGTCATGGGTGCTGGTGGTGCGCGTCAGGCTCTGGACCAGCAGCAGATGGATGCGATCCGCAACATTGGCTTGCAGCGTCTGGGCATTGTGCAGTCCTCCTTGGGTGCGCAGCCTGCCAACCTGGGACAGATTGCAACTACTCCGATGTACAGCAACCCAGCCGCTGGTGCACTTGGTGGTGCATTGGCTGGCGCTCAATTAGCCAGTATGCCTGGCATGGCTGCTGCTGGCTTAACAGGCCCAATGGGTCTAATTGGTGGTGGTTTGCTCGCAGCAATCGCTGGCCGCTAAGGGGTAAGAAATGGCACTTGAAATTTTTGGCAACCTGTTTGGTGGCAATACCACCACAGGGCTTGATGCGCTTTTAAATGCTGACCAGCGCCGACTGATGAACCAGCAGGCCAACCTGTCGGCTGCCGCTGCACTGCTTTCAGCCAGCGGCCCCAGCCGTCAGCGTGTTGGCCTGGGCCAAGCCCTTGGCGCCGCCATGCAGGCTGGGCAGCAAGGCTACCAGCAAGCCCGTGCAGGATCTCTGCAAGAGTTGCTGCTGGGTGAGAAGTTGAGAGAGGCGCAGCGTTTTAGTCAGTACCAAAAAGCACTGACAGGGGCGCAGACACCAGCAGCGGCAGTTCCAGCAATGGAGCCTTTGTCGCCAGCAATGGCAAGCCTAGTGAGCCAAACTGCGCCAACCAGCACCGCTGGACCAGTTGGCCCAACACTTCAACGAGCAGCCATCATGGATGCCGCGCAAGTGCCACCGCCTGCGCCTGCTGCCCCATCCAGGGCTGATTTGCGTTTTGATGAACTTATGCGCAAAGCAGATGTGGCCAACCAATTCAACAGACCTGATGATGCGCAGAAGTTTTTGGATCAGGCTTACAAGATTAAGCCTGTTGAAGAATTCAGCACGACACCACAGTTTGGCGTGAGTCCTCAAGGCACTCCAATTTCTTATGTCTTGAGCAAATCTGGCAGCATGAGGCTGCTTGATGTTCAGCGCAGCCCTGAATTTAATTATCAGGACACTGGCTCATTCATCAGTGTGCGTGACAAGAACACAAACAGAGAACTTGAGCGCATTCCAAAAAGCATGACGCCTGGAGAAGTGGCATCAAACGCCATTGCTCAAAGTCAGCTTGGCGTGGCTCAAGGAAACCTTGGTGTGGCTAGAGGCAACTTGGCTTTGTTGCAAGCAAACGCTGCGCGACCTGAAATTAAAGAAACTTCAGAAGGATTGATGTATGTGCCAAGGACACCAGGCGCTCAAGCCATGCCTGTCCTTGGTCCAGATGGCAAGCCAGTAAAAGGCGCAGGCGGTGGACAGCCAACTGGAGAAGAGCGCAAAGCAGCAACGCTGTTGTCAAGGATGCAGCTTGCGCAAACCCAAATGGATCAAGGCTCAAAAGGTATGCCTGGCTTCTTGACTTCTGTAACGCCTCGATTGGCTTTGCCTGAAGAGCGCAAGAAGGTCGAAGATGCGCAGATGGATTTCCTTGATGCGGCACTGACACTTGCAACTGGCGCGGCATATACAGAGTTCCAGTTGAAGGGTGCAATGCAATCGTATTTCCCCAAGTTTGGCGATTCTGCCGATGTCATTGCCGACAAAGAATTGCGGCGTCAAAATCTGTTGGAAGCTGCAAGACTTTCAGCAGGCCGCATGGGCGCATCAGTTCCAACATTGCCGACAGCAAATGCCCCCCAACGTGGCGGCGCTGGCGGTAGTCGCCCTTCTTTGAACAGCATCTTTGGAGTTCAGTAATGTCAGAAATTCAGGACAAGATCAAGCAAGCCAAAAAGGCTGGCTATAAGGATGATGAGATTGTCCAATTTCTGGCGCAGATGCCAGATGTTGGCCAACAGGTCTCCACTGCGCTGGAGAACAACTACAAGCCCAGCGAGATTCTGAAATTCTTGGGGCAGTCACCAGCCTACCGAGAAGGCACTCAGAGGTCCGCCACCCAGCGCGGTGTCATGACTGCATTGCAAGGCCCAACATTTGGTTTTCTGGATGAGTTGGCTGGCGCTGTCACTGCGCCATTTACGGCCATGCAGCAAAACATCCCACTTGGCCAGGCGTATCGGCAGGGCCGTGACATTGTTCGTGGTCAGACAGAATCGTTTGAGGCCGAACGACCATTCACTGCGGCTGGCTTGCAGATCGCAGCCAGCGGCCCAATGGCATTGCTAAAAGCGCCAACGGCTATTGGCCGTGCTGTCATGCCAGCCATCACCAGCGCAGCCCCAAGCATTGCACCGACAGTGCAGGCGGCAGGTCGCTATTTGACAGCAGCACCAGCTACTGGTCAGGTCATGGGCCTGGGTCAGCGTGCAGCCCAAGCTGGCGCATCTGGCGCTGGCTACGGCTTTGTCAGCGGCCTTGGCGCATCGACAGCAGAAAACCCATTGGATGTGCTGTCTGATGCGGCAACAAGTGCTGTGTTTGGTGGTGGCTTGGGCGCTGCCAGCCAGCCAGCAATGGCCGTATTGGGCGCTGGTGGTCGCCAAGTCATGGCTCGGGTATCACCTACAGCCGCTGGCACTTATGCCCAGCAAAAAGTGGCTGAGTCATTGATTCGTGATGTGCCACAGGATCTGTCTTCCAGCGCATTGACGATGGCCCAGCGCAGGCTCACAAGGCTTGGCCCAGAAGCACGCATTGCCGATGTTGGTGGCAAGTCAACTCGCAACCTACTGGATGTGCAGGCAACGCTGCCAGGAACCACCGCAGAGGCTGCGGAGCGTGCTATTCGTGAGCGCCAAGCCACCCGTGCTGGACGCCTGAGAACTGCTGCCGATGAAACACTTGGCACTGGTGGCGCTCAGTTTTTGCAAAAGATTGATGACTTCAGCAACCAGCGGTTTATTGAGTCGCGTCCTTATTACGCAGCCATTGACAAGGCAACAGCCAAAGTGGATGACGCTATTGCTGATGTCTTGAATAGGTCGCAAGCTGTGCAGCGAGAGGCCGAACTGTTGCTGAAAACAAAAACAGGGCAGACCATTGATTTGTCGCAACTGCAACCTGGTCAGACAGTGCCAATGAACGTGCTGGACTCTCTGAAGCAGTCTCTTTATGACGCTGCCACCAACCTGCGCAAAAGTGGAAATGCTGCTCAAGCCAATGCATATGACGATGTGCGCCTGAAACTGATTGGCGAATTGGAAAAGCAGTCGCCAAAGATTGGTGGTCAATCGGCATACACCATGGCCATGAAGACATGGGCAGGCCCATCTCAAATGATGGATGCCGCAGAAACTGGTCGAATGGTTATGCGTGGCGACATTCTTGATGTGCAACAAGCCACCAAGGGCTTGTCTCCATCCGAGATTGATGCCTTCCGCATTGGTGCTTTGCAAGCCCTGCGCCAGCAAACTGGCACAGAGGCTGGCCAAACGTCATTGCTCAAGATGTGGAAAGAGCCAGCCACTCAAGACCGACTGAAAGTTGCATTTGGCAATGACTACAAAGCATTTGCGGCAGCCGTGGCCAAGGAGGCAAGGCTCAAGAGTCTTGAGTCCACAGGCCGTGGCTCTCAGTCTGCTGCACGTTTGGCTGGCATGGCCGATCTGGATGTCGCTCCGCTGACCCAAGCAGCAGGCGCTGTTGGATCTGGAAACCTTCCAGCCATCGTGACAGCCGCAGCCAACCTGGCTCGACAAACACAAACCCCAGAGGCTGTGCGCAATGAGATTGGCCGCATCTTGCTGTCGCGTGATCCAAGAGAACTCCAGAAGTTGTCCGAGATCGTCCGACAGGTCAATGCGTCACGCTCTAGGGCGGCAGGTGTTGCAGGCTTTGGTGCTGGCCAGGTTGGTGGTCAGTCCACTGGCCTACTTGGAGACTGACCCAAAAAAAGCAGCAACAAGCGGGTCACGTTTAACGACCCGTCTTTGTTGTCTGCGCTTGGCATCCTTGA